ATAATGGGTTTCGATTTAAAAGAATGACAGGTTATATAATACACTTGTTTCATCCCGACCAAAGAGATATTGTGAAGACAAGTGAAATAAATTTAGACCGTCTAAAAGAAATAACAAATGATAACAGTTATATTAACTAAACACAAAAGGGAGAATTTATTTGAGGAGCAATATGAATCTATTTTATCACAAACAATACCAGTCGATGAAATTCTTATTTGTGATAATACAAAACAAAACACCGGAGTGTGGGGTAGATTTTCTTTAGCACTACATTCTAAAAATCCGTTTGTTTGTGTTATAGACAACGACACAATACCAGGTATAAAATGGTTAGAAAATTGTCTAAATTCGTTTATAATGCAAGAAGGTTTATATGGAACTTGTGGATATGTGTTTAATTCAAATGAAAGATACCAAGACAATTATCAAAGATTCGGTTGGGTAAATCCAAATGAAAAAATTATGCAAGTTGATTATGTTGTTCACAATTGGTTCTTCAAAAAGGAATGGTTAAAATATTATTGGTCAGAGATACCCGATTCAAAATACTGGTTGTGTGGTGAGGATATGAATTTTTCCTATCAACTACAAAAAAGGGGTATCAATACATTCTTACCTCCACACCCTGAAAATGATAAGTCTATATGGGGAAGTATAAAAGGTTGGGAATACGGAATGGGTCCTGAATCTTTGTGGGAATCAAATATCGAAAACTTTAGATTTAATATGTTCGAGTTTTTTGATAACCAAATTAAGAAAGGCTGGAAATTACAATATGAATTACGAGGTTAAAGTTTTATCATTAAAAAGAAGACAAGACAGAAGAGAATATATCACCAATTTAATTGGGGAAAAATATCCTTTTAGTTTTTTTGATGCGTTAGACGGTAAAACAAATTATATACCCGAAGATTTATTTATAGAATCTGACTATCATCTTTGGAATGTCGACCCAAACTGCGTGAGAGCGGTTGCACTTTCAAACATAATGATTTGGGAAGAGTGTTTCAATCAGAATAAAAATATATGTGTTTTTGAAGACGATATTGAATTAATTAATGATTTAACTCTTAATTTGGAAGAGTTGTTTCAAAAAGACTTTGATATATGTTTTTTAAATAATATAACCGAATGGTTTCCAAACTGTTATTGTTATTTAATAAAGCCATATGGTGCAAAAAAATTGATTAACCATTTTAAAAAAAATGGATTTAAACGGAGCATTGATTGGGAGTTAGTTTCACTACCTTCAGATTTTAAAGTTATCCATACAGAACAAAATAATTTCGGGAAAACACCCAACCCCAAGATTTCTAAATCAGACATTGTCACAGAAGGAAATACATATAAGACCATTTGACTTTATCATTGTAATTTAGTATATTATTATCTATGATATACTGGTTTACAGGTCAACCCGCATCGGGGAAAACGACCATAGCAAAACATTTAAAATCTTATTTGAGTAATACCGAGAGAGTTATCCATATTGATGGAGATGATTTACGTAAAATCTTCAACAATAAAGATTATTCTGAAACAGGTAGAAGAAGGAATATAGAAAGAGCTCAAGACATTGCTCGTTTTATGAGTGAAAAGGGATATTCAGTTGTGGTATCACTTGTTTCACCATACAAAGACATGAGAGATAGTTTTAAAAAAGATAATAACGTAATTGAAATTTATGTACATACAAAAGACATAAGAGGAAGGGAAGAATATCACGTTGATAATTACGAACCCCCGACTGAAAATTATGTTGATTTAGATACCACTAACAAAAGAGATGACGAGTCATTCATCGATTTAATTAAATTTATTGATTTATGAAAAAATATGCATTGTACATCGGAAGGTGGCAAAATTGGCACAAAGGACATGAATGGTTAATAAACCAACAATTAGATAAGGGAAAAAACGTTTGGGTGGCAATCAGAGATGTTCCTAAAGACGAAAATAACCCTAAGAAAGCACACGATATTTTAATGGAATTATCAAACACTAAATTTTTTACAGATAACTCTGACAAAATATTCTTGAGTATTATACCCGATATCGAATCTGTAAATTATGGTAGAGGTGTTGGATATGAAGTAATTTATCACGAACCCCCACAAGAAATCGCCGATATAAGTGGGACTAAAATTAGAAAAGGAGAAATAGATGCCACTGGTAAAGAGACACATAGCTAAAAGTATTAGTTATAGATTTATTGGAACATTAACAACAATTATATTAACCGTATCAGCGGGTTTACCATTGAAGTGGGCAGGAATGGTTGGTTTAGGGGAACTTGTAATTAAACCATTGATATACTTTTTACATGAAAGAGTTTGGTATAATTGGATTAAGTATGGTTTAAAAAATAAAATGTAATGTTTACAAAATTTATAGAGGAATTTTTATCAAAAGAAGAATGTGATTATCTAATTAAATTAGGTGAATCAAAAAATCTCATTGATATGAAGTCTTCTAAATTTTTGAATGAAAAAATAATAAATCAAAATTTAGAGTATGTTGGTAATAAAAGAAAAGGTTGTTATTTTATTAACGAAACATTAGAGGATGAATTTATTATTAGTTTAACAAATAAAATAATTAATATTTCAAATAACACAACACCATTTAAATCTATAAAATATGAAAATGTTCTAAAATATTCTTTTAACAAATATTCTAATGGTGATTTTTTAAATTGGCATGAGGATAAACATGAAATAATGGGTGGGGCAACAATTACAATTATTCTTCAATTAAATGATAATTATGAAGGTGGATATGTTAAATATTTAATTGATGGAGTTGAAAATACTCTACCAAAAAAAAGAGGTAGTATTTTTTTATTTGATTCTAATATATCCCACTTTGTTGACGTAATAGAATTAGGAAATAGGTATTCTATAAATGCGTGGCCTACATCAATAAAATCTAAAACACTTATTTAAATGGACAGATTTTGGATTATTAATAATTTTCTAACGGTTGAAGAATCTTCCTACATTTTAGAAAAATATAAATTAGAATTAAAATTAAAAAAGGCGGAAGTAACTATTGATGGGGTTGATGTATCCTCTGAACTTGCAAGAAAGTCTTCGGTTGGGTTTATAGATAACATTGAAATTTTAGATGATAAAATTAAAACTAAATTAGAAGAACTAATAAAAGTTAAAGGTTTTAAAGTTACGGGATTAGGACCGTATCAATTTACAGAATATAAGGTTGGTGAATTTTATAACTGGCACACCGACTCATCAGATAATTATAAAAATAGATTCGTATCAATAGTTTTACAATTGAATGATGAATATGAAGGAGGTTGTTTAGAAATAAGCATAGATAGTGGGAAGAAAAATATAGTAAAATTACAAAAAGGTATTGGTAATTTATTTATATTTTACTCTAATTTATTACATAGAGTAACACCAGTGACCGAAGGGGTCAGATATTCTTTAGTTAATTGGATTCAATTAGAACCAAAAGAAAATTTTGTAAACACTTTAATATGAATAAAAGAGTAATCATAATTGGTGGTGGTACTGCTGGATGGGCAACGGCATTATCTGTACAAAAATATTGGTTAAATGTGGATGTCACTCTAGTTGAAAGTTCTAAAATTGGAATATTAGGTGCAGGAGAAGGAGGAACCTCTAATTTTGGTTTGTTTTTGAAATTATTAGACATTAACATTGAAGATTTTACGAAAAAAACAGGATCAACAACAAAAGATGGAATTAAACTGATAAATTGGACACATGTCGGTAGTCAATCCGAACATCTATTTCATCAAATCAATAAACAAACAAATGACATAAGAAAATATTCCGCGTTTCATTTTGATGCCAGACGTGTTTCTGAATATTTTAAAAAAACCGCAATAGATAGGGGGGTTAAATGGGTAGATGGACAAGTTAAAAAAATAAATCATACGTCAGAAAATATAGATAATATCGAATTAACAGACGGAACCGTAATTAATTTAGATTTTATATTTGATTGTAGTGGTTTTGCTAGATTAATAATTCAAGGGGTACATAAAGAGGAATGGATAGATTATTCAAAATATCTACTACTCAATAAAGCACTTGGTTACTTTTTACCACAAACAAAACAATTGACAAATAAAGACCTCACACATACTTATATGCATGCTATGAAATCGGGTTGGATGTTTCAAATACCATTAAAACATCGTTGGGGGTGTGGTTATGTTTTTAACGATTCATATACATCTGTTGAAGACGCTAAAAAAGAAATTGAAGAATACTTAGGACACGAAATAAAAACAGAAAAGGTATTTGATTTTAAAGCAGGAACACATACGAGAAGTTGGATAGGCAATAGTATTTCTATTGGTTTATCATATGGTTTTTTAGAACCATTGGAGGCAACTTCACTTATGTCGACTATTATACAATTGAAAAGATTAATCGATAATAATTTTGATGTGTCATATAAAGACACGTTTAATAAAATATGTAGAGAAACAAATGAGCAAAACATGATGTTTATTCGATATCATTATTTAAATGAAAGAATGAACACACCATTTTGGAAAGACGCATATAACGCACCGATACCAAATAAATTAAAATTAATTTTAGATGAAACAAATAAAATTTCGGTTACAAATGATACCGATTTAATAAGTGCATTTGAACTATATGATTGGAAAGAGAATGAGTTGACATTTTTTGTACAGAATTATAATACCATATTTAAAAAAAATAAAAAAGGAATATCAAAAAGTTTAATATAATGAAAAAAATATTTTTTGATGATAAAACATATATTTGGATTAAATCTTTGGATTTAGTAAAATTAAAAAGTGAAATATTAAGAGAGTCTTATATTGTAGTAGATTCGAAAAAAGATACCGTTAAAACAGACGGTTACGGATACAGAGAGGAGTGGAAACAAAACATTAATTTTATAGGTAAAATTGACATTAAAAATAATTTAGACTTAATTCATCAAGAAGGTATAAACGCCTGTAAAGAAATTTATGAAAATGATGTAAAAAAAGAATTTAATAAAATAAATACGGATGCTTGGATAAACATAGTAAGGTCAAAAAATCCCATACAAATTCAATTTAAACATGAAGAAATAAAAGGTGTTGATAAATTTCATACG